GCTCAAAGCTAATTTGTTTAGTTCTCCATAGTAGAATGTATCATCTACCATTTTTTTGAGCAATTCTTTCTTGGAGTAATTTTTTCCGTCCAAAAGTTGTATCATTATTCGTTTGTTTTAATATTAATTCTGTTTCTATTCTGTTGGTGTACTTATACATCTTGTTGATGCAACTTATAAACAAACCAATCTGTTTTTTTCTTTCTGGACTTGCTTTCTCAAAAGCAGTTGCCATCGCTTGACCTATATAATTGAATGCCAATTCAAACTCTTGCTTCTCTTTTATATCCATAAGCTCATAAATAAATACGCACTCATTGATACAACAAATAGTATAAATGCAAGTTTTAGTGTTTGATATGTTTGTTCTTCTTTTTCAGGACTTCTGCCCTGATTGCTTCTGTATTGTTTTTTCATATTGCTTTCTTTTTTTATATATCCAATCTCGTAGAAATAATTATCATTCAGATATGTCAGATACTTCTCTTTTTGTGATCTCATATCCAAGTTGTGCTAATATTATTCTGTTCTCTTTTAAAAATTCTATTACCTTTTCCTCTTGTATTTTTTTTCTACAATCATTAGTAACTTTATTTTCTATTGGAAAATGATTATTCTTTGCCATAATTTTATTTTTAAGTTAAAGGGTTATGTTCGCCATGCGAACAAACCTAGTTATATTCAGACTTAAAATATCCTGATACAACCCAACTACCCAAACCAAGTTTGTAGGTCTTTGAATTAGGTTTATCTCCATAAACATCGTAGATGACAAAATCAGGGTTATCTAAGTATGAATTTAATTTTTCTTTTGTTTCGCATTTGTAGTACATAATTATAATTTTATTGACAATATACAAATAATAATTGACAATATCTAATAACTACTCTTTGTGTACGATTGATGCCATATCTTCTGTGAGTAAATACACCTCTTTTAGTTTTTTCTTTTTAGTCCAGAATGTAGTATCAGGACAATATAACTCTTTGACCTCTGGCATATCTATATAATTAATCCAATATAAATAAGTGCCTTTGGGATCAGATACAAAATAGAGCTTGACAATCTCACTATCCATCTCCATAAGTTTGTCATACTTGTATTTTTCCAATAGTTTTTCTTCATAGTATTTGTTTCTAAACTTCATCTCCATAACGCATCTATGTCCTTTTGGTGTCGTGCCTGATGCATCATAATGCTCAAACTTACCCTCTGACCATTTTAAGTTCCAATCCTCAAACTCATTCAAGAACTTTACTACTATCTTTTCAAATCTATTAATTGTTTCTAACCCCACCTGCGTATAATTTATTTATGTCTGCTATCCATTGATTCCAAGTTCTTGGAGAACATCCACAGGGCAAATAGAAATTGTGGTAGAAATATTTAGAATGTAAAGATGCAATCAACTCTTGTTCTTGTTTGTTGATCTGACTGCTTTTAATTCCTTTGAATTTTGTCCACTTTTGATATTCTTCTTTGTTTAGTTTTTGTTCTAGTTCTTGTGATCTCATTTAACCAATTTTTTCTATCATCACACCCACAATCTTCATATCCTAATTTTATTGCGATCCATTGTGCTATGTCTTTGCCTTTACCTAATGTAATGATGTTTATTATGTATTCTACTTTATCTCCTAGTTTCATAATCTTTTTAATTCTTTTTGATATGCCTCTGATGCTTCTTGTTCACTTTTAAATCTGCCTAAGTATTTTTTTTTGCCACTTACAGAAATTTGACTTATCCATATGTTACTTTTTTTGTCCCAATACACTCCAGCATATCTAGATGTGCCTTTTTTTTTATCTTTTGTTAAATTTTTTCTATGTGTAATTATTTGTAAGTTATAAAGTTTATCATTTGTGCTAATATTGTCTATATGGTCAACAACCAAATTATTTCCACAAGGTTTATGATTTAAAAAAGCTCGAGCTACTAGAACTGCTATTGGTGATTTTAAATTGTTCACATCTTGTTTATATAAACCTACTGTATATCTATTTTGATAAATATTTTTCTTCAAAACTTTTCTTTTACCTGTATGATTAAAATTTAAACTTCTAACATTACCTAAATTGCTAACTTGATAATTTTCAAACTCTGGTATATCTTTCCAAACTTCAATTCCTAATCTGCTCAATAAAGAATGTATCATATTAGTTCTTTCAGTTTTTTCTTAACGTTTCTAAAAGTATTGTAAAGTGAGTAATAACTTATTTGACTTTTTCTTGATAGTTCGCTTATGCTTTCTCCACCACTTACAATATCATATACCTTTGCATCGTACCAATATATTTCTTTCAGAGCTTGTTGTATCTTTCTATACACCTCATCATAGTTTACTGTACCCTCATCCTCTATTTGTATATTCTCTAAAGTCGTGTAAGTTACTTTCATTTTTTTTCGTAACAGGTCAACATACAAACCTCTTAATATTCTAAAACAGTAATAGTAATTAATATCGCAATCTCCATAACTAAAGTCTATTCCTTTTTGTGTATTTTTTATCAGCAATAGGTATAGTTCTTGCACTATATCCTCAACCTCTGTTTCTCTCAAACCACCAAAACTTCTTGTAATCTCCATCCACTTTTCGTGTCTTTCGTATGCTATCTCTACTTGTGTTTTCAAAATGGCATTTTTAATTGTTCTATGATGTTTGGTCTGTGTATGTCTTTGTCTCCTAGTTTATATCCTACATTGTTCTTTATGCTTTCCAGAATAAGTGGACTATCGAAAGGTGTCGGCTTACAACCTAAATCGTGATCTTTGATTTTCTTACAATGAAGCTCTGTATATATCCATCTTGATTCGTGTTGTGTCATTCTATGAATTGTATAAAAATCATCTGTTCTATTACCAAAAACATTACCACCCTCTACATCAGACATTGCTAAAGGTATGGGGTGTCCTGCGTATTCGTGATTGCTATTGTATTTTTTTCTAAAACTTTCAGTAACGGAATGCATCACTAACCACAAACCTTTGTTGTATTTTTTAACAAATATTCTAAAGTCTGTCATACACTCATACAAATATTCAAAAGCATTACTGTACTTCATCATTCCTTTATTCTTTCTTAAACTGTTTATCGGATCAATAATTAAACAGTCAAAGTCATACTGTGGCATAACCACTTCACACAAAGATAGTAAATCTAAATAATCATAATTTTGTTCACAATCTATAAATTTAAAATGCTCATAGACAAACTCTGTATGTTTATCAAGTTCCTCTTTTGATAGTTTGTTTATAGGTTTCTGGGATTTAAACTCTATTAATCTTCTAATCAAAGAATGAGGTTCATTTTCAGAGCTGAATACCAAGAACTTTATCTTATGTTTCATAGCAAAGAGCAACATAAAATAAATGATGACAGATGTCTTTCCTACGTTTGCGTGTCCTGCAAAACAAGTAAGATTTCTTTTGAATCTAATTACACTATCTATTTCCTCAATGCCTATCTTTGGTGCTTCATTTAGTTTGCCTGTTCGTATAAGTTCAAGTTTGTCTAAATGATCTTCAAAGTTTATGAGCATTATCTGGATAGTTTTTCTAGTTCAAATTTTAAGTGATTGATTGCTTTCTGTATGTCGCCTTCTGGAGTTTCGTGCTTTTTGTAAGCTCGGAGTATGTAGGTACAAGCAGTTCCAAGATTGTAGTTTAAATCAAAGTTCTCTACTACTTCTCTTGCAGTATAACCATTTGCACCATCGTAATACTCTGGAGTTTCTATTTTAGATACTATCTTGTAACTACCAAACTGTTCATCATATCCTTTAGAATGGAAAGTCATTTTCTCTATCTTGGTTTTGATCTGCTAATTGTAACTCTTTTTTCAACTCTGCCTTTTCTATTTTCCAACCTTGTATAGAGTTAAAGAACTTCTTTTGGTTGTGTTGGTTTATCCACTCTCTACCTTTTATATTGATTCCGATTGTTACACCATCATCTTTTTTGTATTTGTCTAACACTTGACATTTATCTTGGACAAACTCTATCTTTACCTTTTGTGGATATTGTTCATCTGTAGATAAAATTAAATCTCTTTTCTTAAAACCATTTGATCCGTATTCTTTTGTTATGCCTATTTGTAATATTGTTCCTGTTAATTCCATTTTATTTATCTATTATATTAAAGTATTTATTTGTTAATGTCTCCACTTCATCTTGAGATATTTTACCTGCAATATATGCTTGTGATGCTTCTTTAAAAGCAACCTGTAGTAAAATACTTCTCCCTGTATCTAGTCTAGCAACTGATTGTTCTTGTTTTGTATAGTTGCTATACATAGGTTTTTTATTTTCTTCATTATGTGTTTTAAAATAGTTTGAATTTGGTATAACTATTTTCCATTCTCCGTTTTTTTGCTTTACATATTCATAATGTATAAGATCGCCCTGTGAAATCTGTAGATTGTCAGTATAAAACAAACCTGTGTGTTGTGTTGTAATAACTTTATAAGTGTATATATTTTTATCTTTTCCAAAAGGTAATTTATCTAATTGATGTATTTCTTTAATTTGTGCGTTGAATTTTTTCATCTTTTTAAATTTTTGTCTTTGTATTCTTCTAATTTAATATTTTTATTTTCAATGATCCTATTTAAAATAGTCTGATCATACTCTCTTATGTTTCTTTGCAGACTTCGTAATTGTCTTAACAAAGCTCTTTTATCTTTTTGTAATTGTTTTGCTTTTTGTTTATAGTCCATATTATTTATTTATGTGATAGTCAAAGATTTGATCTCTTAAAAATTCAAAATCTTCTTGTGTGAAATTATTTGTGATGTCTATGTTATCCTCAAAAATACGATTAATAGTTACTCCATCAAAAGTTCCTGTTCCAGAAAAATGATCAAGCTCTGATGTTGTAAAGTCATACTCAATAGTTATATATCTATGTTCGTAGATTGTATCGTATATGTTTGATTCTTGATTGTATCTTACCATTCTGTTTTGTTTTATGCCTATAAAATTAATTAAAAAATGTTAACAAACAAAAAAAAAGAGGAGAAAATTAATCCTCCCCTTTAAAAACAAAACTCTTACCGAAGTTGGTAAGGATTACAAAGATAATCTTTTATTCTCAATATCAAGTTTTTTTTTGTATTTATCTATTAACTCTTGTAGGTCTGCTATACTATACTTGACTGTTTGTTTGGAAAGATTGTATAGATGTTTAGGTAAACCTTTTTTTTTCTTTTCTAGTGCTAATGAATATTCATACTGTAAACCATACTTAAAACGATTATGATGTCTATTCTGAGACCACACATTATCCTCGTGCCACCTAGTTGCCATTTCTTTTCGTGATATAAAATGACCTGCATCTACTTCTGTATAGTGATATTTCTTACCAGATGTTATACATTTAACAAAACCTTTTTTATCTGCATCTCTTTTTCTTATATATTCTGAAAATATCCTGTCTAGTTTATTGATGAGTGTTTTGCGTTTAGGTTTTTTCACGTTATCAAATATATCTAAATACAAAAGAAAAAGAAAAGAAAAGGACAAAAGAAAAGAAAAAGAAAAAATCCCTCTCTAAAAAACAAAACTATATTTACCTGATCCAAGTGCCTTCCGACTTTATTAGGTTGCACAAGTTTTGCTATAAGCAAAAGCAAATATATAAAAATATATGGTTCTGTTCGCCATGCGAACAAACCAATTATGTTTTATCTGCCTTGACCTTTGTATCTTTTAAAATAATTTTTGCTTGATTTTACTTTACTACTTTTTGTTTTAGAATGTATGCCTTTGCGTTTTCTGGTATTACTTTTGTATATATGTACGCTTGTTTTTCTAGCCATTATTTTTTAAACATACTTGTTGCTTTTTCTGTAGTCCTACCACCAAAGTAAGCGAGTACAACTGCCATCATAACTTTTTCAAATGTATCATTCCAAAGTTCTCCGATGTGAAAAGGTACATTGTCTATACTGTCTAGTAGTCCTGCAAAAGAAAAAACCACGATACACCAAACAAGAACAAGTGGTCTTACATTTTTACTTAACCAACTATCACTATTAGCATCTGCTTGCCATCTACTTGTGATAGATTCAATCTCTTTGTTTTGTTGTTCGTATATTAATTGTTGAAGTTTTATTTTATCATCAGTAGATATTTTTGCTTTTGTTATTTCTGCGATTGCTTCTTTTGGATTTGTTACACCATTTAAAACATTACCGAGTGTTGGATTTATAACTGTTGCTGCACCAAATAATAATTTACCTACTGTAGTATCTTTAAAAGGTTTTTTAGACATTATGTAATATTTATATATTTAACTTTACCTTGATCTCTTACTGCTTTGAGTATGCGTTTCCTATTCTTTTCCAAATCTACATAACTAATATGCACCCAATCAGGATTATCTCCACTACCAAACTCCCAAATCAAAGTATCAAACTCTAAATTTTGTTTTATGTATTCAAACATTTCTGCGTTTGTTTTGTGTCCATATATGTCATCAATGTCAATAGCTTGACCTTTACAATGTTGTGATGTCTTACTACCACCTATCGCTTCGTTCAACTCCGTGCTTCTATACATAGATGTAATCTTTATCGCACCACCTACCCACTCTCTCAATGGCTCAAATACATTTGCTGCAAGTGTTTTCATATTGTTATATGCAGTACCATTTGGTGTGTTGTCAATGCCTAATCTCAAGGCAGTTATGCTTTTTGTTGCTTCTTTATCTGATATATGTTTAGAAATCATAACCTAAAATTTAGACCTACGGAACTATTTAGTATCTCGCTATCCCAGAACTTTATATATTCTCCTTCAATAAACAGTCCAAGTGTTTTACTTATTTTCCAACCTAATATAATACCTGCTTGATAATCTTCCCATTGTTCTTCTTGTGCATCTTTGATCAATCCACCTTTACCAAAATTGTTTCTGTGTAAGTATGAATAATCCTCATCGCCTTTAATATAATGATGATAAGGCAGTATATAGTTTCCGTATGCGTGTAACCAGAACTTTGATCTGTAGTGATAGAAATCAAAACCTACTATCGGTGCAACCTCTGCAAAAGGATCAAGCAAGTCCCATTGTTCACGATTAAATCTATTCATCAAACCACCAAAAACTCTATCTCTAAAATCTCTATCTCCATAAGCTACTATCTCTCCATCTTCGTTTCTCCATATCCAATCATAAAAACTTTCTCCTGTTTGAATGTTTACATATTGTGTAAGTTCATCTGTATACGAATAATAATAACCTAATTCGTACCATCTGTTTTTGGGTACTTCTTGGTTGTTTACTACTTCTGTTTCGTTTAGCCATATTTCTATAGGATTGTAGCCGTATGCTTTTTGGTGTGATCTTGCTATTGCACCTGCACTAATACCAAACTTTTGTCCTATTGGTAATCTTGCTCTTATCTCTGCACTTTGATATTGGAAGTTTACATTACCTTGTTTTCTTGATTCTAGTTTGACTATGTGATATTTTCCTGTATGTCTAATAAAATATCTTGTATTGTCAAACTCCTCTGACCTTTCTCTTTCTCTTTCGTAGTGAAATAAATACTCTAAACCTTTTACTGCTGCGATAGGTGCTGATAAACCAATTAGGTTTTCTGATCCATCAATATAGTTGGGTTTTAACTCATAGTTAAATCTTGAGATTTTTCTCAAACCGATGCCAACGCGAAAATCAAAGGGATGATAAATTGTTTGATCTATAACATCAGGTATTGCATACAAATCATCTGGGTTTGTTCTTATAAAATAATCTGGGTACTGGGTTTCGTATGCTTCTCGCATATCTCCTGCTACATATACTGTTGCATACTTAAATATACCTTCGTATGCTTTTTTAAAAAACTGTGCATTTACATTGAGTGTAAATAAAAATGCTAATAATAAATATTTTTTCATAACTAAAATCTATCTTCTAAAAGTTTATCAATCTGTTTTTGAAATTCTACCTCGTAATCTTCTGGTAGTCTTAATGTGATTCCTGCTTCTACCCTATATATCTCTTTGCCATTATTGTATAAAATAATAGTAGGCAAAAACTCTATACCTTCATCTGTGAAGTATTCTTCGTGTTTACTGTTTTCAAAGTCAAATATATGCGTGTTATGTTCTTTGTATTCTTTTAAGCTGACATCCTCTACGAATGATGCTTTGAACAGAAC